CGTCCTGACGTACACCGTCCAAGCTATTAAACCAATCTAACGCATAGGCTAATTCGCGCACGCATCTATCAATGTCGTTTTGCAGAAGGTAGCTGATTTCGTCATCCGAAAGACCGAGTGATCCCTCCTCTATGCACCTACCCACGCCAATTGTTGCCAGGCCAGAGGTGCATCGGTAAAAGTGAGTCCGGACGCCCTCGTGTTTTTTTAGTTGTTCAATTAATTCGCTCATTTCCCCCCCGATTTACTCGCACCGAAGTAAAAACTTACCACAGAAGACACGATGCCCCCGAGATAGCCAAGCACCAGGTTAACGACATTGAGGTCATTGTCATCAGCAGGCTGGAGAGTAACGAGCAAAACATAGCCACCAAAAAGCAAAATAGACAAAAGTGCAATCGCTCTTGCTGTCCAATCTTCTGAGAATGCTTCTCTTGCATGTTGGGTGTCCTTCGTCTCTAACGCGAAAACATCCAAATCTATTTCGGCCATTCTGACCTCAAAGTCAAGTTCAGCCTTTTTGATCTCTGTCAGTTGTTCTGGGGTGGCTTGCTGTAAAGCTTTCTCAATTTTTTGTGGCGTAGGGTCGCAGCCAAGCACATCGGCAAGCATAGTTGCAGCAGCGCCGCCGACTGGACCGCCCAATGCCGCTCCCAGCGTTGGTGCTAAGTCACCGATCAAGCCTTTGATGTTTTCGAATTTCATGTCAAATACTCCATGCCTTTAAGCACTGTGACTATGCCGATGCTGTTAGCCCATATCATACGCTCGAGCCTAGTGAAGCGTTGTCCGCCGTCGTCCAGCCGCTTTTCGATGCGCTTTAAATTGTCGTTTATAGCGCCGCGCAAAATCTCGCATTCTGCCTGGTGTATCTCAATTTGTTTCAATGCTTTTTCTGCTGTGTCCATTAGTTACCACCAAGCGGGTTTGTAGAATCAAGCGCTATCCAAAGATCATTCATATCTCGCTCGTAGCGTTTGAGTCGTTCGTCAAAAGTCTGCAGTGCGTCGAGTTTACCATTAACACGTAGCTCGGTTTCCGACGACGTTTTTTCCACTGAAGCGATGCGGTCGCGTATATCTAAAAGCTCCTGCTGCGCGTCCATTATTTGCATCAAATTAGCGCCTAGCTCTGCCAGCTTGCCTTGTAGGTTTTCCACGTCAGCCGCTGTCATTGCTTGCTCCATGTTAGACAACTTAACGTCCATAGCTTGCAGCCGTGTGGCGTTCATTTCACGCAAGTCGTCAAAACGCGACGCCAGACCTTCTGCTTGTGCTGTCGCTGCTACTACTGCCTCGGATTGCTCATTAAGCTGGGCAAAAAACTGGGACGCTGCCCAAATTCCGCCCCCGATTGTTGAGCCGAAACTAATAACAATAGCGATCCAGACGCCCTTGATTGACGTCCCGCCGACATTTACCTCCAGGTCTTCAAGGGCCATAGGTGACTCCTGCATCTGCTAAACATTGCTCTCGTTCTTCTGGGTTATAGCCAAACCAACAACCGCCTTCCGGTGACGTGATAAAAAACGTCTCAGTTTCGCCGCGACTTAAGACATCCTCCGCGCTGACAAAATAGTTGCCAACTTGTAGTCCCTGGATAGTTGCGCCTCCGTCAAACGACACCCAAACCGCTTGCGTTTCAACGTCAAAGAAAATCGACGCTGCTTCCTCATAAGTGACGCGCACGTCGTATGCCATGTCGTTTGCTTGTTCTAACAGTGACTCATCATTTGCCACTGCCATAAACGCCGCTGCGGTCTGTATAGCCGACTCAGTGTTTGACAGCGCTTCGTTGTACGCGCTTATGTCTTGGTCGGTGAGCGTCACATTGTTTGCAGCGATAAACTCCTGGAGCGCCATAGCTTCGCGCTCATCGGGCGCTGTTTGTGCTTGCTCTGCTCGCTCGTTGACCTCTGCGACCATAATCACCTGCTGGCTCGCTTCCACGTATGCGTCGATCATTTGCGACACTACGTCCATTGCCTGGTCTGCTTGATCTTGGAAATATTCGTCTGCGTTAGGATCGTATGTGTAAGTTGCCGCCTGTACTGCTGCGACCGCAGCGTTGTATGCGTTTTGTTGCTCTGTAGTTATGTGTCCGTTTTCTGCCATTGACGGAGCGATGTTTCCGTCCCAGGCATAAGCGCCGCTGCCTGCTATTGTTTTGATGCCGTAGGCAAACGTGTCCCGGATACTTTGCGACGTGTTTACTAAGTCGTCAATCTCGCTCGCGTTTAGTTGAGCGGAAACGATCACTAAGGCTGCCAGACTCTTGTACTTCATTGTCGTTTCCCCCAGCCAATAACTGGTCGTAAAACTCTTTGTCGTCTAAATAATCAGGAATCCATAGCTCAGGGTTACTCTTTACCTCTAGAAGCGCATTTTTGCCTACGAGGAGCCTGCCTGAGCGTATTATAGGACAGGGAGTCGCCGACATAAACATGGCGCGCCAGACTTGCGCGTTCTGACACATAAGACTAACGCTAGCAACTTTCATGCCCATGTTGCTCAGGGTTATGCTGTTAAGACGCCGATTGCATTCTGGATCTTGCATGTACTTACCGGACGAAACGCCAAAGCCAACCAGTTGCAAACCGCCGGAAACAGACTGCAAACATGATTGTTGACCGCTACTCATTAAACTGGGCGATATCGCCGTGGATGCAGGCATTTGCCTACCAGATCCAGCGCCGTTATACACTTTGCTTACATTCCCATTGTTACTGTTTTGCTGATTGAGATCGCCTTCAATTTGGTCACCGCCGTTGTCGCCTGGGATGTTATCTGGCCTGTCATCGCCGTCTGGCAATGTTGGCGGAGGATCTATTTCCGGTGCCGGGTCAATCTCCTGCCCGAAGGCAGGAAATATAAGGCTAGTTAAGAGTATCGACAGGCACGTCTTGGTAATCCTCATCGGATACTTCCTCTACTGGAGGCTGGTCTGCTTGCTCAGGTTGTTGTGACTTTGCCTGGATCAAAGCAATCTGCGCTTCCAGGTCGGCAATGCGAAGTGCTTGTTGTGCGTTTTGCCGTGCCAAAGATTCTAAACGCTGCGCCAGGACGAATTGCTCTTCAGTTACTTGTTGTTGCTCTGCCATGTTTGACCCTTTTTGTTGATGGTTTGACTATTGTGGTGTCATCTATCCAGGTTTTCAAGGGTCAAAAGGTATTCGCCCTATAACTGATCCGTCAGCGATGTCCTCGTCGATGCGATCCTCCATCAAATGCACGAGAGCGATGGTGGCCTCCATGTCATTGACGCCGTTTGTCTTAATCATCGGCACTCTAAACGGCACAGGATCTTCTTGGGTAATCGCCTCAGACTCCACGAATCCTTCAAGGTGTGTGGCGTCGTCGGCTGGCGTGTCATATACAAGTGTTCTCATGGCACAAACGTCACGTCGATATTGCCTGAACCGTCCCACTCAGTAGAGATATTACTTATCTCTGTCGTGTCTAAGCCGTTGGCTAAGCTCCACGTCCATCTTCGTCGGAATCCGCCAGCAAGCGTTGTAGTCGATGCCTCTGCCGATGTAAGCGTTGTTAGCGTCCCGTTGGCGGTGAATGAGATGTTAGTAAACTCACTAGCTCCAATAGCATTAGAGGTGCTGTAACTTAACTCAAACTCAAAAAACATACCCGACGACGCATTAGTACGCGCAAGGCGCGTAATGCCCAAGGCAGATAGCGTTGCGCCATTAACATTGGTCGGTGACACTGAGCCAGTGGGCGCACTGCTTTCAAAGCCGCGTGTGGTTGAAAACTGTTGCGACAAAGTTCCCTGCGTTACGGTAATCGTCTGCGTTGAGCTTGCGCCATACCATTCGCTAAATGACATGGTAGCGCCCGAAGCCTTGCCTATTAATGCTCTTATGTCAGTGTCATTAATGCTGGCTTGTGTGCCAGTGGTGCCACCCGCTTCAACGTGTATGTCGTTAAGCGAGATAGCACCCGATGTCTGTAACGGCATTAGTCAGTCCAGACAGCGCCACAGATGTCTTGTACAAGCTGATCTTCGCCAGTAACGTCTGTCGCTGTCGATGTTTCGTTGCCATCCTCGTCAGTGGTCACTGTGTAACGCTGTAGGTGCTTTACAACGGTGCTAGTGACAGGCAAAGCAGCGTCATTAGTATCGTCAAACGTATGCTCATACACGACCATTAAAGTGGCATCGCTGTCTGCGTCAGCCGCAGGGTATGCCTCAATGCGCTGAACTGCGCGTGTGTTAGTTATCGCCATTTTCAAGCTCCTCTATTCGCTTGGTTAGTGATTCAATCGTCTCTTGTTGAGAGCGTACTGATTCTATCAGTAACGAAATAATCTTGGTGTGTTCTACTGTCTTGTACTCGTTGTTAAACGGTGCGGGACTAATAGCATCAGGGATGACTTGCTCTACCTCTTGTGCGATGACACCCGTCTCGTGCTTGCACTTAGGTATAAAGCCGTGCGTTTCTTCTATGCCGTCGATCCAGTCGAACTCTACGCCGCGCAGTTTCATCAGCTTTTCGAGCGGCCTTTGAATTGGCTTTATGTTGGTTTTGAGCCGTTCGTCGGAGGCGTATGCCGTGACGTTGCCCTTTGCCAAGAAATTACCTGAATCAGCGGTAATCTGGGCTAAGGCTTGTTCTGACGCATTCTCAAATAAAAAGCCGATTTGAGTGCTACTGTTAGCAACGCGGAATCTAATGCCGTGTGATGCTCGTC